GTTAATGTGTTCGACATACGTGCTTTTGCATCTCGGGCACTGCGCTACTAGCTCGCCCGACTCTTCGCAAAAGATTAGGTTCATGTATTACCACTCTCCATATTCTGAAGAAACAGTTTCTCCTGTTTCAAGATTTATTATGTCTTTCCGCCAGCTGTGATCTAAGATCTCCCAGTTGTTGCAGAGATCGGAACCAAGTGATGAATCCACGACCACATGGTTGTACGTGTAGATATTTGTGAATTCATCAGCATTGATATCTAGGTAGATACCGCTGTTGTTAATGTCTACGCGCTTCGACAGTTCGTCGAAGATTTTATCAAGCTCCTCGTGGAGCAGTTGTTTCAGGTTTTGTATTGTTGTTACCTCCTGATTTCAATATATCCCATACGGAATGCGTATGCGATTGTTCGAACTTCGAATAGACATTCGTCGTCATATGTTTGTTTATATGACGTCGCGATTGATTCTCGTATTGAATCAATGTTGATTGGGAAGTCAATCGGGGGTTCATCTGCACAGATTGAGATGATGTTGACGACTTCACAATTTGCGATATCGCCGGTGTAACCTCCTCCTGAGTCATCTTTCTCAAATAGGTCGTCTGACCACTTGAGACCCTTTGATGTTGCTGCTAGTTTCATTGTTACCTCCTGATTAGATGAGTTCTGAGAACTCATCGATAATGTCTTCGTCGTCCAGTGCTCCGTCGTAGAACTCGTAGAAATATGTGCAGATCATATCTCTGAGCGCTTCGACATCATAGCGGTGGCCTATACTCTTCACATAGCGGTGAAGTACCACTAGGCCTTCATATAAATCAACACGGTAATTACGTGTCCACCACCTCCAGTAGTTTTGTGATAACGATGGGACGAAGTTGTCCGGGCATAGACCTGTTAGTGGGTCTATTGTTTCACTAGAAAAGTCTAGGTAGCCGTACTGACAGAGCTCCGTCATGGTGTTGATTTCATCACGGGGCTTCTGCTTTTAGTATTGGGCATATGGTGCCCACTCAAATGTTTCTGACATGTTGTTTACCTCCTTTTGATATTTCTCTTCATCACCATTCCGCCGTAGATGTAGGCGCAGAATAGCTTTTCAATTACATCCATGTCTTCGCGCGCCCCCAACAGCAGCAATACGTCTGTGTGGGAGTTTGCTTGATATGTGATGTTGTTCATAATCTGTACTAACTGAGTGTGGCGTTCATCTGTAATGCCGAGTTCTTTGTCAATGTATCCCATTGTGGTTACCTCCAAACCTTAAATGTATATCGGGTGATGAAGAACCCGATATACGTGGTGTAGATATGTTGATGCTATCCGTGTTTACTTACTCCCGTTCTTGGTAGAAGAGTTGGAGGGAGGCTTGAGCCTCCGCAGCATTCCGCTACCTGCAAGCTCGAAGCGCTTGTATTCTTCCCTGTACCCAAGGCCGTAGATACGGCGGTATAGGTTGTCCTTTTGTTTGCCGCTGACCATCGCCGCGAGTTGCTGCTGGCGAATCTTCTTGAGCTCGCCCTCAGGCATTGTCTGGATGGTTCTCCCTTGCTTGAAGGAGATGGGTACTTTGCTGTCCTTCATCGCCGCGTATTTGGCAGTGAGGATGACATTCACCATCTGCGCCAGCACGCTGATTGGTGCTTCCTCGAGTTGGGTTTCGTCGAAGATCTTGTCGACCGCCTCGATGATTTCTGAGTACGGAAGGGAGTTGCCTCCGGGTTTTGATTTGCGCGCGGTGTACTTTGCAGCCGCTTCCGCGTAGAGTGCGGCGATATCGATCTCCTGGCTCTGCTGCTTTTCGGTCTCAGACATGGTTTTGACCTCCTTGGTTGCCGGAACTGCCGGCACAGTTTTCTCCCGCTGTGCGTTGTTCTTAGGGTTGTTGGTTGTGTTTGCCATATACATCACCTCCAATGTTGTATGGCTTACAGAGTAGACAACGAGTCCTGCCGTTGGCTACAAGGTGTTCGACATCCGATGCCAAGGTTGCTCAGGACGAACCCTCATCGCAACCTTGTAGGTCAAGGGGTAGCGACTATAATCTACCGCTACCCTTTCTTGCCTAACGAAAAGGTTGGGGTTAGAGTTTACTACACCCCTGGAAGTACCTCCGTATTTCAAGGAAGTCAGCTTTCTTACATGGAGGAACTTCCCCAAAGTTGATGGGTTTGTTACATTCTTTACACCACGGCCTGAAGCCGTTGAGACTGTAGTGTATACAGTCTGTACATGATTCTTTCTGTCTGTTCATGGAGTTACCTCCCGAATGTTGGTGTGCACTAACCCAATGCACCGGTGGCCGAAGAGCTCTGCGGTTTTGAAAGTGTGTGGATTACGTTGTGCAATCCAATACACTTCATTCTGTGTTAGTTTGTAACGTGGCGGCATGTTTCTGACAGCAATGCCGACAGAACAGGAGCCTGTGCGACTTAACACATCCCTCAGGAGTATCGTTCTGTGATACTCCTTATAGCGATCTTCAATCGTCATTGCAGATGACCTCGAAGTCTGCTACTTCGGAGTTCATCATGAACTCCGCGTATTCACATCTCGCTACGGCTTTACCGCTTACTGCCTTAGCGCAGTAAGCTCTGAATGGGCATTCGCGTACTTGGTAGTACGTGACGCCCCCATATGTGCGGGTAATTCCGCACCTTAGACCGTTGTTCATAGTCTATACCTCACGCTCGTAGGGACGCACCCTTGCGAGCTTCGTGGGTAAAAACTATTGAAGGAGGACGTGCAGGTCCTTCATAGTAAGACATTAATGTTATTACATACAACACCTCCTAGTAACACTTCCACCATTCGTATTTGCCTTTCTTGATAGGAACAAATACATAAGTTACTCTACAACAGTACATTGTGATAACGCCGTTATCATCTTCTTCGCCGTCTAAGAAGTTTGTCCTCTCGAATAGTGAGTCTATTCCTTGCTGTGTGATGTTGCGGTAGAACTCGCAGTTGATGTTGTCGAGACCATATTTGGAAAGCTGTTCCGGGGTTAATGTTGTAGTCTTCATAGCCATCACCTGGAAATGGGTTTAGTTGGTGTCTCCTGCACTAAGTAGGGGAAGGAGATTGTGTTCGTCTTTCTGGCAAATATGGCGTCGAGGATATCCTCGATCTCCGTGTTGTTGAAGTTGATTGTCATAAGTTGTTCCTCACGCTCTGCTAGCCGCGACTAACAGAGTTTCGTGGGTAAATGTATAGGTAGCGGATATGCAGATAGCTTCTCCCAACGGCGATCTACAGAGGTCTTAGCCTCTACGATCATGAATAGAGTATCTCTAGCCATTGCCTTGCGAATATGGCGATCAAGATCCTCACTGCTGGCGCAGATAATAGCTACGCCTTCGACAACAACAATATACACTGTGTTCACATCCTATACAAAATCTCTAATTGGGATTGAACCCTACGCCTGATAGCGATTAGAGACGTGATCTAGCTTCTTCCTTAGTCAGTGGGCTGTACGGTTTCATATGAGCCTCGTACTCATAGTCCATGCAGCCGGGGAAGGAGAAGTAGTCATATGGCATGGATCCATCTGTTACTGCTTCAAGTGTGTCGATAAATTGCCTGAATGTTATGTAGTCAACTTTAACACATTTGTCTTCATCATCTTCGATGTCGACATCGATAGGCGCAAAGTCATGGATGTTATAGTCAAGCTTCTCAACAGACTCGAAGCACCACCTGAACCAGAGTGTACACTCTACATCCCATCCATAGAGGCTAATACCTGAGGTTAGGCGAGTTGCGATCTCTCCATTGGCAGTTAGGTGTATACCATCGTAGTCATTTGATATGGCTTCGAAGTCTAAGAATGTACCAAACATGTGAACAATGGGTGGGTATTTGTCTACTAATGCCTTTAAGTCTTCATATGAGTCGATAGTGTATACCTTTGCATCATTGCGCGGCTTAAGGAGATATATGTCTTCATACCCGTTGTTGTAGAATTGCTCATTATGCATCCACCTTATCCAGTCGGAGCCATACTCCTCATTGTATGTAGATGTCCATATGCCGCCGTCGGGTTTGACGAACATACGGTTGGTTATTGGCTGTACTAGCTCCTTCTTCGGCTCTCTGCCGACAAATGCTTGAAGAGACATGATCATCACCTAATCTCCAGTTTAACGGTAATTTGATTATGTATAGAATCAAATCACCAGTTATAGAGAAAGTTATACTTTCTCACCCCATGACCATACAGCGGGGGGTAGGGGGAGGGGGTGTGGTACATGTAGTTGATGTTTGTCCATTTGCTAATGAGTAGTTGCTGGCGTATGGTCGCGGCTAAACGAATTGCAAATAAGAGAGATATGAGCGATTTAAGCGCGCATATAATCGCTATATTAGCGATATAACGTGCGATTGTAGTTAAACAATGTATAACTATCACTTGCTATTAAGAGAGCTTTTAATCGCAAATATAGCGCATGAAGTCTTTTCACCCTAGTATAGTGTGTTTGGCAGCAATATCTGGTGGCGAGTAGCCCCTAGAGCGCGCGCTACAGTTTTTCTTAAACATTATATATTTTCTTTAATTCTTTAAATACTTTCTTATCCCTTCATATACAGGAAATTACAACTATACCTCATGGCAGACAAATGTCCTATGTGCGAAGCGGGCGCAATAGGAATGGTGTGGTCCAGAGATATCATTTCGGGGAAGACGTCAGTTGAAGAAGCCGCAATGTTCTTCAAGATGACGAGAAATGAGGTGATGGATCATGTTAATACTCATCAAATCAAGGTTGATTCAAAGACTGGTGAGTATGATTCCGAAGACTTCTACATGAAACGCCTGCTATCGATGTTAAAGAAGCTTGAAGACTGGGTGGATTATATCTGTAAGATCCGGGAATTCGATAGGGAGAACATTAAACTCGCTGTTATGCTTACCAAAGAAACGCGCGCGACTCTCCATGACCTCATGGAATTCCAAGGGCGCCTCAACCAGGGCGGAAATGTTAATGTCCGCATCGAAAAAATGAACACACAATATATTGAACTTACGAACATGATCGTCCAGGAGGTGTGTCCATCATGTCGCAAAAAAGTTCTCGAAGCTATCGATCATATGCCGGCGATCGAAGCGACGACTCCATAGATACCTCGAGTAAGAACTATCTCGACTATCTAAAAACAGTAGCACGCGGCAAAATGGATCCGGTCTGGTGGACGAACGAAATCCTCGGGGTTACTCTATTTCCGGCGCAAGAAAAAATCATGCGGGAGTTCTACCAAAATAGATATAATCCCAAGCTCCCGCAGTATAAGCAACTCATTTTAGTTGCAGGTATGCGAAGCGGCAAGACAGCGCTTGCATCCGTTATGGGATGCTATGAGTTCTGGGATGCTATAACGATGCCGAATCCCGCTGAACACTATAAGCTATTGAAGAATCAGAAGCTGTTTATTCAAATTGTGTCTGTCAGTGAGAAGCAGGCTTCCGACGGTGTTTTCTCCAACGTCCAGACGATGATAGAGGGCTGCGAGTGGCTTCACACGTGGTTTGACATTGAAATACGATCTGATAATGTTGAGTGCGATGCTAAGAGAGTAAAGCTGCAGACTCTCTCAAGTTGGGCGACCACCGCCGTGGGAAGAACTTCCAAGTGCGTTATATTTGATGAGCTCGCATTATTTGAATCAACGGGCGGTAAGCGTGGCGCATGGGAGATATGGTCGCGTCTCAAGAAGTCTACTGACACGCTAGGAGATGACGGCCATGTCATTGCAATCTCATCACCCCAACATCCAACCGACATTATTATGCGTCTTCACATGGAGGGTAAGGCCGCGATGAAGCGCGAGTACGAGATTCGTACAGGCAAGATCCCCATCCCCCCGAATTATAAGCCTAATAACATCCTTACATATAAGCTCCCTACCTGGGAAATGAACCCGCACTTCAGCGAAGCAGCGCTTCGAGAAGAATACAAGCGTGACATGCCGACCTTCTATAGAGACTATGCATGTAAACCTGAAATCGCAGGCGGCGTCGCATTCCCTGAAGGTGTCTTCCTCAAACCCATGGTGAATATCCTTCAGTTAGAGGAAATTCCCTTAATGACTGACCAATTCAGAGTGTTAGCAATTGACCCTGCCGTCACAAACGACCGCTTCGGTATTGCGTGCGGCTACACAGACCGCATGACAGGTGGTATAGTCGTGGATGGAGCGCACCGCTTTACCAAAAAGGAAGGCGACGCATTCATTCGCCCATCCGAGATCCGCAAATACCTTGACTACGTTATTCCGCGCATCAACGCCAATGTCTTCATCTTCGACACGTGGATGTACCCAGAGATCATCGAGCATGTTGTCGACACGTACGGCATGGAGTACGTTAAACATATTGTATCAAAAGAAGACTACGATAGGTGGAAAGAACAGCAATCTGAAGACTTCCCGACTCCAGTTCGCGTTGTCTACGACGAGCAACTGAAATATGAAGCTGAGAATCTATTGGTCATTAATGAACGTAATCCGAAAGTTGACCATCCATTCGGTGGCAGCAAAGATATAGCGGATTGCGTTGCAAACGTAATCTGGTATTTATCAACAGAGCAGCCTACAAATCTATTACCAGACTCAATCTCTCTTCGCGTAATCTAAAGGTGATATCATGGGTATAGCAAAAACCTTAACTCGGAAGGTTAAACAAGCCTTCGCGCGCCTTAACACAGGTGCAGCCGGCAGTTCCGCAGACCACATCTACGCTGGTAAGCAAGTCACAAATTCCCTCGCCCAGTTCCTCATCGACATCACGAATTGGCGCGATATGGATGAAGCTGACATCTATGAACAAATGTATAGCCTAGAACCGGAAGTCGGCGGCGCCATTGACCGTATTAGCACGATGACGTCCGATTCCTTCAAGCGCTTCAAGATGTCAGATAAGGACACCGAGTACGATGAGTTAGAAGCAGAAATGCTCAGAGAAGCCGAACACCTTGCAGCCACCTTGAATATCAAGAATGAATTTGAGAAATACGCTGAACTCCTCATGATGCACGGGAACGTCTACATCCACAAACTCCCCGGCTTCACTTATGAAATACTTCCCAACAAATCAGTCACCATATTAGATGACTTATCTCGCATCGGCGGTTCTTCCAACACCACCGCTATTAGAAAAGCCAATTACTACATCCTTGACGAAGGCTTGCCTACAGAGCAGCGTTTCCCTGCCGATGAAATCATCCACATTAAGTTCAAAGACACTCCCATCTGGTGGACTGACTCCAAGGGGCGCAAAACATTCGGCATCTACTCCATCTCACCACTCCACCGTACGGTCCTCCCGATCTGGGAGAAGCGTCAAATCACAATCATCGACGTCATCTGGAGATGGCGGAATGTGCCGCGCGAACAGCACCAGATTGACGCTTCGCTCTTCAGCCTCGATAAATACCCCGGGAATATAGACCAGCGAAGAAAAGCTGCCAACGCTGACATGGAGAGAGTAATTGCTAGCTACGCACGTGCTCTTAAAGACCAAACTCCAGACCAAGGCTACGTTACCTCCTCCGCGGTTACCATTAACCCCATTGAGCACTCCTCAAGCTATCTCTCTACAAATGACCGCATTACTCAAAACTCAGACCAAGTCTGGACCTCCTTATCACTCCCCCATAGTGTCGTCGCGGGTGGTTCTAGTGGATCCTACTCTTCCGACCTAGTCCTGAGTTCGTATGTTGCTAGCAAGATCGAACAGCTCGCTAACAAAATCAAGCCGGTAATCCTTGACAACATTAGGAAGCGCCTCCTCGCTATCAACTCCTCCTACCCTGTCGATGAAATAGACATCAAGATTGAATACGTGATGGCGAACTCGAAAATAGAACTAGCCCGGCAAATGGTAATGATGAAGGATGTCGGAATCTTTACAGAAACTGAGCTCCGGAACCTCCTCGGGTATTTAGAGCTGCGTAAAGATCAACGTCCCTTCCTAGTAAACAACGAAGGTACATCCACTTCGAAATCAACAGAAGCCCCGCCTGGCCTACAGTACCCGGAAACACCACATAGTTCGGCGCAACACTCTACAGACGCTGGAACTGCAACCATCAACCGATCTCTGAGATCCCCTTAATATTAAGGAAATCTCATTCTCTTTATAGGTGGAATGGAGATGAGCGACCGTATTTGGAAAACTGCAGACGTTCTCCATGTTGATGGAGCTTCCATCCGCGCTATCCCCGTAAAGGATAGCCACGGCAAGCTTACTCCATGGACGCCGTCTATTATTGAAAAAATCTACAACAAGATCAAGGGGCCGCTACCCTTCTATATAAAGCATGATGAACACGCACTCTTCAGACAACCCGTTGGGTATGGCGTTAAGTTCGGCATCACCGACGATCACAGTGACATCACTTACAGCGGATTCGTCTTTGATGAGTCTGCAATCAAGAAAATCATAGAAGAAGGATACAACTGCATCAGCCCCGAGGTCGAAAACGAGTACGATGAGAATGGAGAACTTGTCGATAGTACTCTTCTCGCCATGGCATTTGTTAAAAACCCAGCATTCCCGGGAATGCAAGTTCGGTACGCAAAAGCCTTGTTCAGCGAACCCGACGATGAATTAGCCTCAAAAACAGGTGAACCCATGTCTAAAGCAGCAGCCATTGACACTCTGAAGTCCAAGGGACTTACAGAGACAGAGATTGCCTCAATCACGCAGGCATTTGAATCGGTAGAACCTGCAAAGCAGGAAACTCCCGCGCAGCAGCAGGCGCCCCCTGTGCAGTCTACTCCAGCAGAGCATGTCGAACAGAAGTCTGCGCCGCCAGCGGCTCCCGATATATCTGTACTCGAGCAGCGACTTGCCGAGCAGGCGGCTGTTATTGCGCAGCTCCAGCAGAAGAACGAGGATCTCCTGAAAGCACAGTATAATATTGTTCGCGATGAAGTAAAAGGTCTTGGCATTAGCGATCCCGATGACATTGTCAAGGGCCTTCCTACCGAGCAGAAGATCTCGATCCTCAGTAAGATGAAGGAAAAGATGGCGCGTACCCAGCCGATGTCTACGCCCGCAGGACAACCTGTTTCTTCTCAGTCTCAGCCCGTTGATCAGCGTGCCAAGATGGCTGCGACCCTCAAAAGCATCGGGATGACTGTTGAAGAATACGAGAAGCTTAAATTCAAGAAGTGATACCCATGTCTTATGGTGGAATTACCAACGAAGCACGTACTCAGCCATTTGTTGCTGAAGACGCAATCCCTAACGCCGGCTATGTCCTTATGCCGGGTACCGCAGATCAGACCGCCGGTCTCAACCTTAAGGTCAAGCTGAACAACGGCAGCACTGAGCCCATCGGTATTGCATATACGTCGACTAAGCACCCTGTTACTGGTGTTGCCCAGTCCGGCGTACAGGTTGGTGTTGCTGCACTCATTGAAGGAACTGAAATCGAGGTCCCGCTCGTTGATAATAACGCGGCAATTAGCCAGTGGGAAGAGATCCAAGTCGCAGCCGGGGGTAAGGTTGACGCCAAGAATGGCGCAGGCTGGATTATCGGTCGTGCTCTCGAGGCCAAGGACGCAGCAGCAGGCGGTTACATCCGCATCCGCGTGTCTAAGTACTACGTCACATCATAAGGTGATAAACATGAAGCAATATTACGATGACGGCTATAGCGGCGTCATTACTTCCGACGACGAGGTGAAGAAAGAACTCCTCCGTGAGATCATCTACCTTAAGGCAGAGGAACTCATGGTGTGGAAGAACGCCGTAGTCATGCAGGGTATGGATGGTCTCGAGCTCAAACTCATGTTGCCGAAGACCAGGCGCATCGATCCGCAGAAAATTGCTGAAGGCGCCCGTGCTCGCTACCGCAAGGTTGACTGGTTCACTATCAGCGAGGTCATGGAGAAGGAGTCTGTCGAGCTTATGATCACCGATGAGGCGAATGCTCGCGGTCTTGACAATGTGCAGATGCGTTACTCCATGATCGCAGCAGCCCGCGGTCTCGCGTGGTCTAAAGACACGGATATCAAGAACACGATCGTTAACGGTAAGGGCGGCACTACTCCGGCCAGCGGCCTTTGGACTGATCCCTCAACGGACATCGCGAGTGATGTTGCAGACTGTATCGGTGCCATCATTGATAACTCTGAGCTCAATGAGTATACCCTTGGTCAGCTGCAGATCTTCTACCCAGCAGGCCTGTTTGCTCACCTTAACAAACCCGTTCAGATTGGAGAAATCAAGGATACCATCAGGGACTACCTCGGTAGGCAGTACGACATGGTGTTCAATCCCACCAAGCAGCTCACTCAGAATGCATACGTTGTGGTCCCCGGTGAGGAAACCGCCTCCCACATCTACTACACCGGAAGCGACATCAAGCTCGTGGAGTCTGAGCGCGAGATGGGTGTCGGTGAGCGTTACCTCATTACACAGCTGTTCAAGACGTTCATCATGCCTGAAGAGGAGAACGGTACCACGAACAGCAGGATTCGCGAAATCACCGGTGTCAAGACGTAAGGAGGCATTGTCATGTCTCTAGACCTCTCCCAACTTATTTTAGAAGTCAGATCCGCGCTCACAGAAGTTCCCGAAGAGTATATTGGCGATCACCAGATCTACAAGGATTTAAAGCGCGCCTACCGGTACGTTACCGCGATCGCTGTGGCAGATGCTCCGGAAGACCTTATTAAGTTGGCAACCATCAACACCGGCATCTACTACTCTTACCTCAACTATACTGGAATGGCGGAGAGGATTCTGGAGACACTTCCGCAAACCGCATACCTGCGCGTCGGTACCTTCAGGGAAATCGCGTTATCATCGCTGCAACTCATCTCTTCGGTTCCTCTGAAGGGCGATCTGACAATTGATACTAAATCACTATCATCCCATGTAGTAGGAGTCGGCCTCACCGTATCTACCATTGGCCCGGAGGATTAACATGGAATTTGCTTCCTTTACTATCGAAGTCGAGAATACACCCGGCGTACATTCCATTGTTCGCAAGGCGTGTCACGATATCGAGACCTACTGGAAGCAAAATGTCAAAAAATACTTCAGTGCCTCTGAAACATATGGCCGAGGTCGATACTCCACATACAAACCCAGTCAGATAGTAAATGCAATTGACGTCACGTATGCTATCCGTCATGACAGACTCTACATCAATGTCTTTATCGGTGACTTAAAGGGCAAAAACAACTTCAACTATCTGAAAGCCCTTGAATACGGAGTTCGTCCCAGCAAGGGCGCCTTCGTTCCATACCTTGGAGTACGTATTGACTACGGGATGCATGGAGGTTCTACAAATGAAAAGTGGACCAAGTGGTCAATCGCGTTCGAACACCACATCAATCAGGTGATGGAGAAGCTTCAAAATGATGTCGTGATGGCGATTCGCCGCAACATGAGGTAACAACATGTATTCAGCAATTGTTAACGCCCTGGAAACCCTCGGATACACAGTGTATAAGACGCGCAGGGAAAAGATCAACCCGCGGGAGATCACATGTATCCCTGTTGATATTGATCTATACACCGAAGATACCGGCTGTTATGATGGTCAGATTACTGTCAGCATCCGGTATCTTGAAATGGATGTAGATAATTTAATCGATGGAGTGGCAACCCTTATCCACGACCTTGAGCTCCAGCTGATTAAAGATTCAGCGTACAGCGTTGGGACATTTGAATTCGGGAAGCCATCTATTGAACAACAGGGTGAAGCGTATATCGTTGAAATTGAATGCACATACCACAAGGTGATTAATCTTGACTAGGAGATACGTAGCAATCGGATCTGAATCACAGTATGGCGTCGCGCCTGGTACTGACCTCTCAGGCCTCAAAGTAACCTCAGTTAATGAGTCCTTTGACCCTGGGCTGATTTTCGAGGAGACTTGTGATAGTCAGACGATTAATAATGCATATGGTGGTGCCCAAAAATACACAGGTACTATTGAGGCATTCCTTAGGCCCGCGCAGATGGGCCCGCTCTTCCAGTGCCTGTTTGGCGTGCCGACTGGCGGTGTCTATACGCTCGCAGCAACCCCGAAGAGTATGACCATGGAGATCTGTACTGATGATAATGGAATTGAGAATGCTATCCGCTATCTCGGTGTTGGTATCAGTAGCATGGAGATGAACCTGAACGCGCGCGAAGCAGTAACCACAAGGTGGAATTACTTCGCAAAGTCCTCCAGTAAGGTTGCGGCGCAGGCTTCCGTTGCATATCCAAAGGCAGAGCCTGCGCTGTTTTGGGGCGCAACTGTTACACTGCGAAGTGGTGCTTCTACTACCATTAAGAGCATGACCATGAATATTGAGCGCGGCCTAGATCCGGATGACTTTGTAGTCGGGCACTCCCAACTGCAGGGTCTCGTTATCAACGCCGTTCCCAATATCAGCGGCTCCATTACTCTCTCGCAGCGGGAGTGGACAGAATTCCAGCGCGCCCTCTATGCAGACAGCGGCGCTTCGACGTATGCGCCCCGCACAACGCGTGGTGACACCAGCAGCCACGAGCCTGGTCAGACGAACATGACCCTGCTCTTCAAGGATCGCACCGGCACCCCTATCTGCCAGGTGGAAACCGATGTTGCTGTCTACACTGACGCCTCCAGGAGCATGAGAGGCCGCGCGGGCGTTGAAAAGACTGTTAACTACCGTGTTATCGGTGACACGTTTGAATTCACTGACTTAACTGACTAAAGGTGATCTAAATGACTGAGAGTGAATCCGTTAAGACTTCCCCTAAGATGAGATATACGATCGAGACTGCAAACGGTAGGTATGTGGTTAAGCGCCCCGTCGGGAGAGCGGGCGCACGTCACTTTGCCCTCATGCAGAAGTGTATGCCGTCCTACGTGGATGAAGAGACCGGAAGGCCGATGTTTACTGAGGCAGACAAGGAGCGCGCTGCCGAAGCTTTCGAGGCTTGGTCTGCACTCGTGCTTCCGTCACTGATCATTGAAGGTCCCTTCGTAGCAGAGGAAATGCCCGGCGAAGATCAGTATGCTATCTTCGCCGCCATCCTCCAAGCCACAATTTCGGGGGTTGGCCCCGAGCTCTTTCGGATCGTTGAGTGATAAGACCAAATTCTCCCTGGGGATGGTTAGTTTCCTCTCAGGGACCAGACCTTCCTCTCTATTTGAATGGCATGATCCCGAAGACTGGAAGGAACGGCTGGAGTTCGATATGATGATCGCAGAGAGCTTTTACAACAACACCATTGGTAAGGTGATCGGACATGGCCAAGAGGAAGGAATATAGCATTAATGTAAAAGTTAACGCGACTGCAAATCTACCTCCGGAGGAAATTAAGAAACTGGAACGACAAATCAGGGGCATTCGCGGACACGTTAACGTGGAGGGCATTGATGCTGCCAAAGTCAAAGCCCTCCGCGAATACAATAATGAACTCCGCGAATATAACCGTCAAACCGAAAGGGCAAAACGCAACCAAGGCTTAACCCTCGGGGACTATTTTGCAGAAGCACGAAGAAAGAAGCAGCGTGAGCTGCATGAAGAATTTGAAAGAAATCGTCCTGTACTTCCTCAACGTCAAAATGTCTCCCTATCTCACGCTGAATTAAAGCGAGCGATGCTCTCGGACATCGAATTGGAGACGCGCCTTCAGCACGGTGCAGCCGTACCCATCGATTCCCATACATTTGTACGAAATCGAGGAGATGTTGCGTACCGCGCTTACTTAACGCGTGCTGATCCTTCTACAGGTAGGCCCGGCGGCAAGATTGTTGTAGTTCCCTTTGAGCATGGCCCTGCTCTATTTAATGAACTCTCGAAAATGAACGTTGACATGAATTCTGTCAACGCAATAACGGAAGTCATCAGGAAACTCCAGAAGGAACCATCCAGCCCGTATACGCGCGCAATACTTCCTCCTCTTCTTGAACTACGTAGACACGGAATATTCGACGACTCTGTGTTTTCCTCTCAACTTGCTGGGAGAGAAACCAGACGAGGTACTCAAACCCTCAACCGTGTAATGGAAGCATATATTCGAGAGTTGACGCGCGCCGGCTATCCGGTTCAACCGTCTCGCTTAACTGGAGGTTTAACACACGATTACCGTTCATTCCAAGGATCCAGAGAGTGGTTGAAGTACCTCTTACAGAGTGGATACGCAGAACAACTGCTGTTTGATGTTCAACTCCCCATTCAGTCGTTACTCGCTAAGCCCACTACTCAATTCGCATTCCACATACTGAACTCGGGAGTCAAGCCGTACATAGCTACCGAAAAAGCATACCAATTCGCAGAGCAGCGCGGCTACAATAAA